TTCTTAATATTAATAACTAGCTTTTGTGGGCTTGGAAGTATTCCAATGCTGACCCGTATTGATTATGCGCACCATAAACAGGGGCGTTTGATACTGGGGCAGTACCGGGTTTACCGGCAATTGGAGCATCCTTGCGAGACTGCACATTCCGTAGCGTTCTTTGCTCAATCGTCAATTTTGCATCTTCAATTGCCCGAAGATTCATATGAGCTTTGGTTAAATCTTGAAATCCGTATTTGTTGGCATGTATAAATAAAGCATTTTCATCTAACTTTGGGTCAGTTTTCTTTATTTCTTCCAGTTGAGCGTTGATAGCATCAACATGTCCTTGTTGTACGGAATCTTGCTTTACCTTGTCTTCACGGATTCTTTCAATGGCCCTCGTTTCTGCAATTTCAATCAATTCCGCATAGTTTTTCGGAACGTAATCAGGCTTTTTCCAGTCAGGAATTTGTTCAACTTCTGTTGGCTTCGCTACCCGTTCGTAATCAGCTAAACGCTGACTTTTCTGCGTGTAGTCTTTCATTAAATTACCGTATTCAACTCGCACTTGTTCGGCATTAACTTTTCGGCCATCAGGGAGGTCGTACAAGGTTTCCGTCGGTTCTACTGGTTCGTCTGCTTCGAGTGGTTCTTCTTCCAAATACTCACTTGGTGCTTCTACAATTTCTGGGTCAGCACTGGGAGTTATTTCTGGGTTCATATATTTTTTTTCGACTGCTTCTATAATCTTGGCCGAAGCTGATTATAGTTACTTGGTCATACTGTTATTTTTAATATACCACACATTCTCCTAAGGTGAAGAAGTGCTACTCTTCGGGTTTGTTCTCTCGGCAGCTTGGTTGTCTTTTTCTTGGGCTTGCCTTTCTTCGTTCATTTGCATTGCCACTAACAACATCGGATTCAATTCAATCCCCGCTTGCTGGGCCAACTGTACTTTACCATCAGGGGGGAGGTCTTTAAATGAGATACTGGCTGACGGTGGGTTTTCATTCTTTTCAGGTGGAGCCATTTCTGCTATTTCCTCTGGGGTTAATCCGGCAGCCATTGGTGCATTTAACATAAAGGCTTGGGCCGCTTTAGCCTTTTCAGTAGGATTGTCATAACCAGCAATTTCCAAATAATCAACCGGAGAAATAAATCCTTTCTCGGCATCAACTTGCGCTTGGTCATACTTAAACTGACGGTCTTGCGGAAGTGTCTTACCAGCGATTACTTTTACCTCGGTTCCCTCTTGGAAATCATCTTGCATGAGCATGATGAGCTGCACTGATTTATCAGTACCCAGTAATTTAGCGGTATGATTTTCGGTGTATTTAACTTTTGCCAATTGATAAAACCAATTAAATAATTCGTAGGATACGTAGTCCACTACTTGCACCAACTCATTTAGGGCCAAATAACTTTGGTCAATAAGCGCGAGTCGTCCGGCTTTGGTTTCTTGACCCTCACGTTCACCTCGAAACGCTGATGAAGCCGCCATAATATTATCTATTTCACCCCGAGAATCAACCATATCGTCAAACACAAACTGCGGTAAAGGAGAGCCTGTTTCACGGGTAACACCATCTTTAACCCCTTTACCCCAAATAATGCCCCGAGCTTCAAAGCGGAGTTTCTGCGCATCGGCTTTTGGCATCACACTGGAATCAACTTTAATTTGGCCGTTTACTAACGACGCATTTTCATCAATGTCTTGTTTACGGCGGTCTACATTCTCTTGGAGAGGGGCAGCTTGGGTAATCATGTCAGTCTGACCAATCGGGGTGTTCTCATTATTAAAAACAGTAGTGAAGATGTACGGCTTTCGCGGGAAGTCAAAGTGATTAAATAAATATGACTGATATTGAGTTTGTTCAGTATTGTCTCCACCCTCAGCAATTTCACCGTCGGCTGTTTCAGCCGGAGCACGCATTGATTGTTGTTCTCGGATAGACCCCATGAGTGACCGCCGACTCTCACCCTCAGCTTCTTTGAGTTGCGCTTCTTCCTCATCGGTTACTTTTAATCCATCCCAATCCCAATAAGGATTCTTAATTGAACCAAGGAGGATGGTGTTGTAGGTGAACATAACGTGCTCGCCAATCCATGCTTCTTTATATTTTATAGTGAGGTTAGATAAAAACGCCGCTTCCTCAGTATCGAAACCATTTAATTTTAGAATGTCATCAGCCTTTTCAGGGAAGCGTTCCATGATGGCCATGATGGTGTCAGGCACTTCTTCAATCACAAATTCAGATTCAGATTCTTTGGTACTAGAACTTGATACTCGAATATTTCGAGGGTCGATTGACCGGACGTCAAAGTCATTTATGAGCGTATTCCAAAATGGTTTTAACACTAACAACCGCCCAAAATAAAGGTTCCGCAAGGACTTTCTGATTTGTTCTTTGACGTTTAAATCGTCGTATCGTTTAGAGAAATACCCCTCTAATATTTCAGCCATATCTTTTGCCTCGTCAGAATCGCGGGTCGGAATAAAGTTTGGTTGGGGTGGGTTGGCAATCAGCGCATTAATAACACTTTCCATGTTACGGAATATTCGGTTGGCTCTCACTTTAGATTTTCGTCTAACCGCCACTCCGGGTTGCATGTATTCAGGGTTGTTTTTGTAGATTTGGAGATTGTCTTTGTATGTTTTAATTACAATATCCCAGACCGTTTCCGACGACTGCCAACGGTTGTTTACCAGTAGGACTTTATTTTCGTCAGATAAATCATCTATATTCATAAAGGAATGATAACACAAATTTAAATTGTCAAAGATTTACTTTTTTATTCTAAGTCCGTCGAGTCAAGCATTGACCCAAAAGAAACGAACCGATTACTATTATCAATTGCGGGCGGTACCTTTTCATTCTCGGTAAAGACATGTCCCTGTCCTCTGGTCTGCACCGCTAAGTACCAATAAAGGGTGGCGAACGCAAAGTGGTCAACATCGTTGGTACTTGTCCACTGATAGAATTCAATCCCCTTGGCATTAGTACTCTTAATTCGCCTCATGGTCAGCCAGTGAGATATATATTCTCGCATCGACATGTCTGACGGCATTGAAAACAAACAATTGGCTTTTAAGATGTAGTCAATGAGGTGGTCGAGGATACGATTGCGGTTGGAGTAGACAATCCCCTGTTTATCTTTCTCCCCCCACCACATTATCTGCTGGGGGTTGGTATTGTTGTCTTGAAAGAACGACATGTAGGCATTTTGATACCTTTCTACGTAGTAGCGCGACATCGTATTGTCGGGCATAGCATCAATCACCAAGGTTGGTTTGTATCGCTCCATCATATCGTCAAGGTCTTCCCACTTGGTAAACTTTCCTACCTTTACAATCCCTTTCTCACTCCCCAAACAATAGTGTTTAATATTCCCCACATCCACTCCCAAGAACCAATTGCCGGTTTCAAGGTCTTTGGGTGTCCAGTTGTCCAACACAAATGACCGGGTAATAGATAAATCCCCGGGGTTATACGGCTCACCAAGGATAAAGTTATAGAAATACTCTTGGTCGCCATCAGCATCTTTCAAGATTTCCTCAGCCGTAATCCACGGGGCCATAAGGTGACTAGTATGGTAGCCACTGACGTCACTTTCCCTCGTTTTTTGCCAACTCCCCGTGCGCCGTTGCTCCCTTGTTAACTCAACCTTACAATCTGCACATTGAAAACACTTCCGTACTTTGTCAATAGACTCTGGCCACCGTAACAGCTCACTATGCCCATTATCACAGACACAAAACCACTCTTTCATGTCCGATTGACGCCACACTACGTCAAGTTCATCTTTTTCAGTAGTCGGGTTGGAAAATATCCACTTTCCCCGGAATTTACTAGCCTTGGTACGGGATTCATACTGCTTAATCTTGTTCTGGTCACTCCGACTAATCTCATCATGCACCGTGACGTCCGCACTGGTACTAATCGCCGCACTTTTAGAGACAGTCCCCTGAAAAAACAAGTTCCGCTTCCCCACTTGCTTCAAAAACACACTGTCGGTACTAATCCCGGGAAATAAATGCTTATTTTCTAAAATTAACGGGTTGGTTTTCGTTTTTACGAACTCCTGAACATCCGTTTCGGTAGGCATCGTGTAAATAATCGACCACCCCATCTTCATCAAAGAAAAAAACGACTTAATATTAAAA